CCAGGTTCGGAACGAAAGGGGTTGTGCCGAAGTCAGACAGGTACATATCCGCAGCCGCCACGATAGTCGTCTGGCTCTTCGCCGGAGTCTCGAACCGCTGCGGAGCCACGTTCGTGTCCGACATGAAGGTCGAGAAGACCGTCTTGGCATACGGCGACAGCATGAGCGTCTTCGGAGAGCCGCCAGCGTTGTAGGCAGACAGGATCACCGAATCCAGGATGGTCTTGGAGAACGCGCGCTGGGTGCCGTTCGTCGCAACGTCAACAACGCCCGTGGACGAGTTGAAGCCGCCCGACGCCCCCGTGCTGCCAAGGCTGTCGTTGGTGGACAATCACGCGCGGAAACCGCCCAACTGCCGGTTGGTCGCGCCGTTGCCTGAGCCAGCGGACGAGGCCTGGTTAGAGAGGCAGATCGCCTCCATGTCGATGCGCAGCTCGACACCCTTCTTGGCAACTTCGCGAGCCAGTTCCGACTTGCGGCCTGCCTTCGAGGTTTTGTCCTGGGTGCGCGAGATGATGATCTTCTTGTCCGAAATCTGCGTGTAGTTTCCCACGCGCGAAGTCGGAGCGATCGCATCGTAATCCCAGTCGTTGCCTTCCGGCTGAGCGTTGCCGGTATCGACAGAACCGAGCGTGTCAATCTGCCATTCCGGATGAACCGAAGCGACAGACTTGCGACCGATCAGGGACAGGAACGGGGTTTCTTCCGGGGTGATCTGGTAAATCTTGTCGGCCAGCTCTTCCCGATTGCCTACGGCATCGTAGGTTTCATAGGTGTTGGCAACCTGTGCCATTTGTTTCTCCTAGAGATCAAGGTCCATGAGCGCGCTAACCCCGCTCTCGAATGAGCCGGTTTTGCGCAGGTTCTCGCTTCTGACCTGATGTTCGCGGGAGGACTTCGCCTTGGGGTCCATGCGTTTCTTGCCCGTGAGGACGGGCTTCGACTGCACGGCTTGCTTGACGGCAGGAATGTTCTTGCGTGCGCGCCTGTAGGCCGCGAGATCGCGATACAAGCGGTAAACACGGTGATCGACGGTCGCGTCCATCTCCTCTGCGGAGAAGCCGTATTCGGCCATCGTCTCGACAGCTTCTGCCCAGAACTTGCTGTAGACTTCCGGCTTCTTCAGTTCCGGCATAGCCTGCAACAGGAGCTTGGCTTCCCTGTCACGAACTTCCTTCTGTTGACGCTGCTGCTCCTGCGTGGTGCGGGTCGTCTCAACCTGCCCGGCCTGCTGGATTGCTTTCAGCGTCTCCACTCGTCGGTCGTATTCAGCCTTTTCCGAGACATACCGGATGGGATCGTAACTGGCCGATTGCGGGTTCAGTAACGAGTCATCAGGTGGCTGCGGTAAGAACTGCTGCGACACCCTCAAGAGAAACTCCCGCTCTGCCTTCACGGTCTGAGCGGTTTGTTCAACTTCCGCACGCTGGGCCGTCAGAGCTTCGCGCTCTTTGGCATTTTCCTGCGTGCTGCGCGTGAACGATGCTTGCGAGAGATAACCGCGCTTCAGGTCTTGCACGGAGATCACGGTGCCGTCTTTCAGGCGAACATTCGCGGTGTCAGCCGCGAACTTGCCTGATTCGTAACCGGGTCCGTCCTGTTCCTGCTCTGGGTCTCCCCCTTCGGTCGCTTCCTCGGTCGCCTCAACTTCGGGCTCGTCGCCTTCCGCCTCGGTCTCTTCGGTTGCTTCCTGTTGGCCCTGATCTTCTTCTGAGAGGTCCGTTACCGGGTCTGCCAGAAGATCGGAGATGGCATCGGCGCCGCCCTCAAATGACAACGCCTCGTCATCACCAGTCCCTTGCGGGAGGTTGGTATCAGACATTGATGTTCCTTTTCGGTATTGTGCCGGGATTCGTTACGCGAACGAGCCGGCGTTTTCCTGCACCGTGGCTGCGACGATGTAGCGGTCCAGCACGTTGCGGATCTCATCGGTCACGGCCACCTTCTGCTGAAGGCGAAGGACCGCTGTCTTGTCGTCAGCGTTTACCGCTGCGAGTTCATTCAGAGCATCGCCGCGAATGTCGGCCAACGCTTTCATAAAAACCGGGTCGTCCTTGAGACGCGCAGCTTCTTTAGCAAGATGATCGGCGTTCATGAGCTTGGCTGCGATTCGGCATGCGACATTTGATGCGCGTGCGTCTCTTGGCTTTGCGCCACCTTGAACGCGCCAGCCTGCAACGCCTGCGCATGGGCCTCCCGCTCTAACTGAAGCTTCTGCTCGAACTCGCGCTCCTTGCGGGCTTCTTCCCGTTGGAACTTCTCCATATCGATCTGAGCCTGCAACAGCGCCAACTCGCGCTTGAGAGCGAAGTCCTGCTGTTTCAACAAAGCTTCGTTCTCGTTCTTCTTGTCTTGCGTGGCCATGTCGGCCTGAGCTTGAACGGCCTCGATTTGTGCCTTGCGCTCGTCGGCTTGCTGGTCAATCTGCGCCTGCAGCATCGCTAGCTGCTTCTGCGTCTCGGCCTTGATCTGCTCCGGGCTGGGCTTCGGCTGCGTCGCCTGCGTCTTCATCGCCTGAAGTGTCTCAGGCCTGATATCCAGATAAAACTGATCAGGGTTCTTGATGCCTGCGCTCTCAGCCAGTTTTGTCGCCGTAAGGTTGATCTTCGGAATCATATCCAGCGCCTGTTCGGCAAAGCCTGCGGCGCCGAGCCGGTCAGTCATGGCGATCTGGACGTTTAGAATCTGATTCAGCATCGCCATGTCGCGATCACGCGATCCGGTGCCGAGGCCAACGTTGATCGAAACGTCCATGTTGGAGTTCCACGAGCGCGGGTCCATCTCAACCCAGGTATCGCGAAGCCGAATTGTGCGCGGCCTGTCCTGATGCTTGACAATCAGTTTCAGAATTTGCCGGAAAACACGCCGCCAGCCGAGTTCTGCCTGATTGCGCGCGATCATCTCGATCTGTGAATATGCCGAGTCCTTCTGGTTCTGGCTGGCCGTGGCCGTCTGATTCTGTAGCGCCTCGGGGTCAAGCGCCATGGTGGAACGAGACACGCCAGTTCGCATCTCGCGGACGTTGTCAAAATGCTGAAGCGCCAGAAGCGCCTTGTCCCCGATGTACGGAATCGCAAGCGGCGCGGGCGGAACAGTCGCCTGCTTGCTCAACCACACGGTTCCGCCGAACCGGGGATTTGCCAGCGAATCCGGATTTGCAACCGTGCCCTCCTGAGCCACGGTCATCGGGTTATTTACCCAATAGGTGTTGTCCAAGAACTGCCGGGTCAACACCGTCTTGATGCGCTGAATGTCGGACGTGTCGTCGAAGATCGAGCGGGCATCCCAGCGATGCGGGACAGGTTCGCATGGGATATCGGAGAACGGCAGATCGTCGTCCCAGACCTCCCAGTCCAAAAGCTCGCCAGCGCCAGATGCGCCGGCATAGAACGCCCGGACTGTCTCGGCTATCCCGTCTCCGTCAACGTCGGCCTTCACATAGCACTCGTACAACTCAACCATGAGCATCGAGTCGTCGCCAACGTTGTTGAAGAACGCTCTTGAGCCTTCCTCTCGCGCCAATTTCTCCTGCCCAATTGACGAGAATCGGTCAATCGGCAGGCTCTCGACCAACTCACGATCAAAGCCCATTTCGATCAGATCGGAGCGGGTCGCATCGCGTCGGTGAGCGCAGAACCGTGCCTTTTCGATCTGCGACGCCTCGCGGTCCAGCAGGAAATCTTCCGGTTCGATGCACTCAACCCGAAGCCGACCAGACCTGACCACCCGTTTCACCTTCACATCGAAGGTTTGGATCTGCGTCTCAACCGCCTGTCCGCTCGGCCCTGGCATCGGCCCTGGCGCCAAGACTATTTGCGGTTCGCCCGGCTTCTGCGCCACCACCTCGACGTACTGGTCGGACTCGATAATCGCTATCTGCTCTTCGGTCAGACCGGAATGCTCGGAGTACTCGCACTCCTCCTTGTCGTCCCACCAGTGCTTGATGATGCCGTTGCCGGTTAGCAGCGAATCATGCGTCGCATCCCACATGATGCGATAGCCAGGGTTATCCTTGAGAAAAACGAAATTGGCGTAGTCGGTCGCCTGCTTCGCAAATTCCTCATCACCGGGCCGCTCAGGCTCATAGATAGCTATGCTATCAGACGCGGTGAACACCCGGATGATGTCAGGAAGCATCCAGCCAATTGTGTCGGCCACGTCTCGCGAGACAGCCGACGACCGGCCCGGCGCTGCCGGCGTGTCGTTCATCTCGCCGCGGTAATACTCGGTCGCATTCGTCCGCTTCTTGGAC